GCTTCACGAATATATCCTTTTGTTTGTCTCTTTGGTTTCACGGGTGGTTTTGTTTGCTTTGCTGGTTTCACTTCAATCATATATCGTTTTACTTTTCCACCTCTTTCTTTGACTTTCATATAAAAGTCGGGGAAGTATCTATGAACTCGATTATCAACTGGAGAACGATACGGAATAGCAATTTCTTCACTTGCCCATTCTAATATTGAATTATTTTTATCACAATAAACCATAAATTTTCTCTCCCAGAGTGATCTGTATATTATATTTGTTGGATCACCTTTATACTTTCTAGGATATGAAGGGTAGTATTTTCCCTTGTAAGACATCTAAATACATATGACGTGTAATTTTATTTAGAGTGCCAGCACCAAGACCAAGACAAATATCAGATATTTTACCTAAACTACAAAACGTATCGACTACTTCTAATTTCTTAGTGAAGTTCGCACTTCCAAGTGGTGGAGACGGGTCAGGGTTTTTTAATGGTGGATTACGTGGACATTTGAGAAGAAAGGGAGTGAATGATCGTTTCATAGCAGATGATGCAGGATTATTATGCAGTGATGCTGTATTGCCTGGTAGTGCATTAGCAACAATTAATACAGTTGGTGATTATCAGGGATTAGTTGAGAGAATGGTACATACTCGTAACTTCACACAAATAAATTTTGATTTTTATGTTGATACAGAATATAAGTCAATGAAATTTATAGAGCATTGGATGGAATATATTGCAGGTGGATCAGATGCTGATGCGTCATCAGATAATTATCACTTTCAGATGAGGTATCCAAAATATTACAAATCAAATGATACTAGAGTTGTTAAGTTTGAGAGAGATTATAATAGATTTTTAGAATATAGATTTATAGGTCTATTTCCATTGTCACTAAATTCCGTTAAGGTATCTTATCAAGGTTCACAATTATTAAAGGCAACTGCTACTTTTAGTTATGATCGTTATGTATGTGGTGAATCATCATCACTAGCAAGAAGTTTAGGTAAATTATTTAATAATAAAGATAATATAGGATCAAGATTTCCTGGCGATCCTAATAACGTATATCAAGCGAATCAGGGATTACATCAAGTAATGGGAACAACTCCATTATTAAATAGCAATCTCGCATCATTGAATAGAACCATACAAAATTCATTTACACAAGGACCTAATCAAACAGCAGGTTTATTCATAGGAGAAAGTAGAAGATAAACCTAAAAAACCCCTATAAATAGTGACACTGAAGTGCTTAAATCATTATGCCATTACCTAAAATTGCAACTCCAACTTATGAGTTGACTCTTCCATCTTCTGATAAAAAAATAAAGTTTAGACCTTTTTTAGTGAAGGAAGAGAAAGTTTTAATATTAGCGATGGAGTCACAGGACTCTAAGCAAATTGCAAACGCTGTGAAAGATATATTAAGTCATTGTATCTTGTCCAGAGGTATCAAAGTTGAAAAATTATCGACTTTTGATATTGAATATCTTTTCTTAAACATTCGTGGAAAATCTGTTGGAGAGCAGATTGAAGTCATGGTTACTTGTCCTGATGATGGTAAAACTCAGGTTCCTACTTTGATTAATATTGATAGTATTAAGGTGAAGAAGGATAAGGGACATAATCGTGATATCAAATTAGATGATGAATTTACTCTTCGTATGAAGTATCCATCATTGAATGAATTTATCAAGAGTAATTTTGATGCAAATGCTATGAACGTCGATGATACCTTTGATCTCATATCATCCTGTATTGATCAAGTTTACTCTGAAGAGGAGTCTTGGTCTTCAAGTGAGTGTACGAAAAAAGAGTTAACAGAATTTGTAGAACAACTTAATTCGTCACAATTTAAGATGGTTGAGAAGTTTTTTGAGACTATGCCAAAACTTAGTCATACTGTAAAGGTTACTAATCCTAATACAAAAAAAGAAAATGAAATAGTTTTGGAGGGACTACAGAATTTTTTCACATAAGTATGGCACATGAAGACCTTGCGTCATACTTTAAACTTAACTTTGCTTTGATGCAGCATCATAAATATAGTTTAACAGAGCTAGAAAATATGATACCGTGGGAAAGAGAAATTTATGTATCTCTCTTACAGCAATATGTTGAGGAAGAAAACTTAAAGGCACAACAAGAACGAAATGGATGAAGAACAACAAACTTTAGGATCACCGATTGCTGGAAGTCTTCAGGGTATTAGAAGAAGTGTATCTTCTGATGTCTTTAGATCGAGAGTGCCTACACCTGCTCAACCAGATCCACAAGTAACATCATTATTAACTCAAAATTCTTTAGGTTTACAAGGGGTATCAAGACAGTTAGAAACAATAAATGGTCAAGTAACAAGTTTAAGTGGATCATTAACAGCAATTAAAGAAAATCTTGCGTTAAGTGATCAATTAGAAAAACAAAGAGAAAGAGAGAAGCAAAGAAGAGAAGCAATATTAGCAGAGCAGGGATTAAGAGAGGGAAAGGAACGTCAAATAGAAAGCAAAATACAAAGAGCATTGCTATCACCTGTCAGAGCAATTGCACGAAGGACTCAGGGTATTCTGGAAAGATTGGGACGTTTCTTATTAATAATCGCTGGTGGGTGGTTAACAGATAAAGTTCTAAGATTTTTTACATTAAAAACTCAGGGTAATGCCGATGCGATGAAGAAATTTAAGATAGAATTTCTTTCGTCACTTTTATTTTTTGGAGGAACTTTATTATTATTTAAGGGTGGTTTAGGAAAAATTTTACTAGGATTAAAAGCAATCGGTGCCACAGTTCTTAAAATTGGTGTTAGTGGTATATTAACTATAGGATTTAAATCAGCACTTGCTTTTGTTAGAAATACGTTAGAAAAGTTTCGACGTTTTATTGCTGGCGGTGGAAAAATAATAGCAAAACAAGCCTCTAGAGTTTCTAGAATGGCTAATTTTTTCAGGAATACAGCGTTTACAAAATTTTTAGTTGATGCTGGTGTAGCATTTGGAAATTTCTTAACAACCAAATTGCCAAAAATGCTTGGATTTAAGAAAGCATTACCTGGTGCTGGATTTTTTAAGGGTGCACGTAATTTTCTAAACAAAATACCATATGTCAATACTATAGTTAACACATTATTCCTTGGTGCAGATTTTATAGATAGAAAAAATAAGGGTCAAACAACTGCTCAGGCTGGTTTAGGTGCAGTAGCAGAAACAGGTGGATTCATCGCATCAGGTGCTATTGGAATGAAATTGGGTGCTGCTATAGGATCTTTTATTTTTCCAGGTGCAGGTACATTAGCTGGTGGACTTATTGGAGCAGTTCTGTCTATAGTAGGAACATTTTTTCTTCCAAGATTATTTGGTGGAGTAATGGATAAACTTACTGGTGCTGACAAAGCAAAACCTCCAACAGATACAACAGATGCTACGAGTGCCAAAGATTCTAAAGGTAAACCGATAAAGAATAGACGTGGAAGAATCATAGGATATGAAAAAGTTGTTAGTGCTGACGATGGCATTCAAGTTGTATCAACTGGTAATATTATGAATACTATAACACCAACAAACAACGGAATGGAAAAATCTATAGCAGTATCAAATATAAACAATAATCCTGAAATATCAACAATCTCGATGAGTGCGTTTCAGAAGGAACAAAATAAAGAGATAGCAACATCATCAAAGCAGAATATAAAACCATCACTTAATATTTCTGCAGACGATAAGAGTAATAATTATGTTGCAATTGCAGAAACCGAATTTAACATGTTCTAATGTCAATACAAGATAGAAGAAACGCTGCACTTAAATCATCGATCAGTATCAATTCGATACGAGATTCTGCTACTAATTTTTCTTTAGGTTTACAACAATCTCAGAAAGAGTCGAGTCAGATAATAAATCAGCAAACTCAAAGTAATGTTTTTAAGAGAAGTTTAATAAGAGAGGATGGTAAGTTCTTTACAAAAAGAAGAGAAAATGTTCTTAGAAAAGAAAGAGAAGATGAAATAGAAGCATCTACTTTGCAAGGAGCAACAAAAAGAGAAGGAACTATTTTACAAAAAAGCACAAGGGGATTTCTTGGTAGAATGCTCGATCTAGTGGGAATTGTGATAATAGGATGGTTTACTACAAAATTATTACCTATTCTTCCTAAATTGACTGGATTGATTACTTTATTGATAAAATTATTATCAGTTGGTAAGTTTTTTACTGATGCTATAGCGACATTCGTAGTTAATATAGAGGAAGGTATAACAAAACAATTTACAAAAATACCAAAGAGACAAGAATTAGAACAAGACCAAACAGAAGTCATCGCAGGATTAGAAGAAACAAATAATCGTGTTCAATTACTTAATATGGATTTCTTTAGATTGGTTAATAATGCAAGAAATCCAGGTACATTTGGACTATCTGATTTTGGTGAGTCAGATTTTTATAAAGAGCAAGGATTTGAAATTGATGATGAGGGAAATATGATTGTTCCTTCAGAGGAGCAAGGTTCTGAGGAGCAAGACAAAAAATTGATTGAGGACGGTGTAGATGCAATAAAGATATCAACTGATGATATTAATTATGAAAATTCATCAATCAATGATGAAAGAAATCAAAACATAGAGAGTCAGGAAAAGAATAACAAAGAAGTAACTGTAATCAAGAGTGAAGTAGATGATAACAATCAAAGGGGAAGTGGAGTTAGAACTTCGTCACAGGATAGTGAAGATTTAACATTCAACAAAAAGGCAGATGAAGCTGATGATAAAATAGTAAAATTCTTTAGGAATGTTTTTGGATATGATACGAGAACGAATAAATCTCTAAAGGAGAGTGAAGAAGATGCGATTAACAGAGAGAGTGAAAATAATATACAGGGATTATTTGCAAGATTTAAATATCCAAAAAGTGATTTATCACCTGATCCAGATAAACGAAAACAGATTGAGAGAAATTTTAATCGTGAAGATAGAGGTGAAGTAGTTGCATCAATTGAAATAACTGATGAAATGAAATCTGGAATAATTCCTAATAAAAAAGAAGTAGATGTTTCAGTTGCTAGAAAGAGAGATAAAATTATTATTATTAATAATGATTCATCAAATAATCAGAGTTCTGGTGGTGGTGTAAATATGAGTGGAGGTAATAATAAACCATTAATATCAAATAATAATGGAAAGAACGAAATTAAGAAATTAGCCTTATTAAATTTAAAGTAACATGGCAGCATCAGACGCAGTATTATATGAAAAGTTTATAATAGAATCAACCGATGGTAAAAGGACGGCTGATATAAAAGAGGGTGTCGTATTTTTTTCATACTTTGAAAATATATTTTCACCACACTTAACTGCAAAGGTGCAAGTATCAAACACTGGTGGTACAATAGAGGGTGAAGATGGTATCTTGACTTCATTATATAATGGTTTACCATTAGTTGGAGGTGAAAGAGTCATTATAAAAGTATCTGGTAATTCTGCAACTAATAAAGGACTAAAATTTGATACACCTGAAAAATATTTTTATGTTTCATCTATTACTAACATATTAATTGATGGTGAGAGAGAGGCATTTACATTGAACCTTGTATCAAGAGAAGCAATAACAAATGAAACTGTAAGAGTTGGTAGAAAATTTCCATCATCACAAAAAATATCAGATTCTGTTGAAGATATACTCAAGAAATATATAAAAACTGATAAAGAATTAAACATTAATGAGACTAAAAATCCATATGGATTTATTGGAAATCTTAAGAAACCTTTTTCAATTATTACTTGGTTAGCTGCTAAATCAGTTTCATCAAAAAAAGGATCGTCTACTGGATTTTTATTCTATGAAACTCAATTTGGATATAATTTCACATCCATAGATGATTTAATATCGAGTGAACCTTATGAAATAGAATATAATTATGCACCTGGTGTTGTAAATAGTAGGGATCCAAATAAAGATTTTAAGATTAAAGAAGTTACTGTGGGTGGTAAAGATCTTCTAGAAAAATTACAGAGGGGTGGATATGCAAGTCAAAGATTTTATATAAATCCAGTATCATTCGAGGTGAATAAAAAAACTTTATTTGTAGGAAATGATTATGTTAATAATATTCCAACATTAGGTCAAAAAATTATTAATACCTTTAAGTTTGATAAAAGAGATAAAAGTATAACAGAGTTACCATCTAGGATTTTTTCTGCGGTATTAGATATTGGAACTGTTGAAAAAAATGCTTCTCTTACTGGTTGGAATGATGCAAGTCAAAGAAATGCCGACCCTGCATTAATACATTCACAAGCAATGGTAAGATATCAACAATTAAAAACTGAGGTATTAACAATGCAAATACCAGTTAACATGAATCTGACTGCTGGTAGTGTGGTAAAATGTAATTTTCCAAGAATAGATAGACAGAAAAGAAAAGAACCAGATCAGAACCAAAGTGGTCTATATATGATAACTAAGATATGTCACTTCTTTAATAAGGATGAATCAGCATCACAAATTGAGATGGTCAGAGATACTAAGGGAAGAAAATGATTGAAAATAATTTACTAAAAACAAATTTTATTGGAAAGGATGGTTTTCGATGGTGGATAGGTCAAGTTCCTCCAAGTGAAGATCAACAAAACCAAGTGTCACAATTAGGTGAGGCTTGGGGAGCTAGAGCAAAGGTTCGTATTTTAGGATATCACCCTCTTGATGAGCAAGAATTACCAAATAAAGATCTTCCTTGGGCACAGATACTTCTATCCACACAGGGAGGATCTGGTGGTGGAGGAATGGGTAAATCCAATAGAGTAAGACAAGGTGATACTGTATTAGGATTTTTCCTAGATGGTGACGATGCACAATTACCCGTGATTATAGGTATTTTTGCAAGAAATGGTCAAAGATTTGGTGGAGATGGAAAATATACTTCACCATTTATCCCTTTTACAGGTTATAATGATCATATAAAGAGTGGTAATATTCTAATAAAAAATGAAGATGGTGGAATGACTGGTAAGAAAAATCTTAAATCACCAAGATTTCTTACTAAACAACTCACCGATAAGTTAAATGATCAATCATTTGATAAAATAAATGAATTCTTATCATCTAAGGAGACACAGAAAGGAATACAAGAGGGTTTAAGTCAGGCATCAGCATCATTTGATGAGGGGTTTTCTAAAATACAAGAGGAATTGCCTGGTGCACTTGATAAAATATCTGAGGATTTGAGTTCTATTGATGTTCCTTTTGACAAAATTTTTGGTGAAGTCATATCATTTGCAGGGTCTGATGATACAGAAAAAATAAATGTAGCAGCAAAAAATCTTAATATAAAATTGAACAAGTTGGGAAATGGCATTTCGACCAAAGATACGTTCAAGATAAAAAATGATTTAACAAATAAAATTTTACCATATGCAAAAAATATTTCTGGTCAATTAATGAATACAGCGATGGAGGGTATTGTTCCTGTTGCAAATGCAAATGGTAAAAAGAAATGGACTGAAACATTTAATACAGTTCTTTCTGCTACAAAAAACACAAGTATTGCAAGTAAAGCGGCTACAGCGATGCAGAGATCATTTCTAAAACCATTAAAAAAAGTACAGGATGATATACCATGTGTTGGAAAAAATATAGCAGAGAGTTTAGGTGGTGATATATCTGACTTGTTAACACCATTAATGGATAATGTAGAAAATTTTGTGCCTTGTGTTGCTGATCAATTTACTGGTGCATTATTTAATAAAATAATTGGTGGAATAGAAAAGGGAATGGCACCATCATTAGGTGGTATCAGTAAATTACTAGGTGGATTTGATGCTATAGGTGATTTAAGATCCAAAGCATCTGGATTATTGGGAGTTGCAGAGGTTGTTGGTTGTTTCATTCCAGAGGATGCTAAAGATGAAGCAAACTTTTGGGAGATAGGGAAGGGTGCTACAAATGTTGCAGGAATATCTGCTGAATCTATATTAAAGGTTGCAAATATTGCTCAAGAAGCTCAGGAGGCATTAGGTTCTCCTCAAGGATTGATCGGTAGTTTAATATCTGATGTTGGAGCATTTGATTTTATGAATACAAATGTAAGCACAGAGGGATTTAGTAGTGTCTTAGGAGAGTGCTACACAGGTCCTCCACTTAATTGTACAGGTATAAAGATTAATGTTTTTGGTGGTGATGGTTCAGGTGTCAAAGCTTTGCCAATAATTGGTGCCATTGTTGGACAAGGACAAGCAGAGCAAGTTGGTAGTTTAATAGGTGTCAAAGTTGATGATCCTGGTGGTGGATACACAGTTCCACCTATAGTTGAAGTTACAGATACTTGTAATAATGGTTATGGTGCAGTTGCAAGATCTATTATTGATTATGATCCATCATCACCAACTTATCAACAGGTAACTGATATTATTGTTGTGTCACCAGGTGAAAATTATCCTGTTACAGAGGAAAATACTAATGAGGAGTATACAGTTGATCATGTTGTGGTAGTAAGTTCTGGGGAAAACTATAGAGAGACTGATACAATTACTGATAATGGAGGTAATGTTTATACAAAAATTTTAGATGAAAGAGGGAGGATATTAAATGTTATTCCTCCTAACCCATCTATTACGAATGTTGTACCAGTATCATCGTTACCAGAATTAACAATAGAAACAAGGACTGGTTTAGGTGCTTATATTAAAGCACAGATCGCTCCAAGACCAGAGTATCAAGGTGAGATTAAACAAGTTATAGATTGTATAACACCACGAGATGGTATTGTTGGATATATTAATGGTGATCCATATTATGGTCCATTCCACGTTCATCCTGATACTGGTGTCAAAATGGTAGGTGCAGCTCATACCACTGCTCCCCACGCTATAATTTATGACACTCCAGCTCAAAGTAGATCTTCTGTATCTGTTACTATGGCATCTGCTGCTCCAACTACAATATCATCACCTGCTTCTACTTATACTCCAACACCAGCACCAACGCAAACTGCATCTCAATCACCTGAACCACCATCTAGTACACCACCACCAAGTACACCACCATCAAGTAGTCCACCATCATCAGGTGGAGGTGGTTACGGTTACTAATAAATATATCAGAGATAAAGTAAAATGCCACATAGTTCTAATCCAGCAGCAGAAAATTGGGAAGCAAGACAATTTGAAGCGTTTGGTAATCTTAAAGTAGAATCAGCAAATCCTGAGTTAGGTAATGATGGAGCCACTGTGGCTTCTATCACAGGTGAAGATCCAGAAAGTGGAAGTAAATTTGTTATTGCTCAATCAAAAGGAGGGCAATTAAATTTATTTGCTGATGACACAATGAACGTTTATGGTGGTACAAATAAATCAGCAGCTGGTTGTGGACTTAATATGGTTGCTATAAATGGAGACATAGCAATAACTTGTCATGCTGATGGTAGTATTAAAATATCAGGAAAAAACATTATTATTGATGCTGGTCAAAAATTTGAGGTAAATGCTAATAGTATTAACTTTAAAACAAAAGGACCAAATGGTGTTTATTTTGATACGGAAAAATTAGAAGCAAATTGTAAAACTCTGAAGAAAGGAAATCTAGCTCCAAGAGAGTGTAGATGGGGAGCTAAAGTGACCAAAGGATTCAAGGTAGGAACTGGTGAGATAGATGCAATAATGGGCGACTTCATGGAGGACGCAGTTCCTAAATTAGACGAAGCTGCATCTAAATTACAAGATTTTGTGGGAAGTGAGGAATTTGAGGAAGGTATATCAAAGGCAACTGAAGGATTAAATAATGCTCTGAGTAATTTTGGAGGGTTCTGATGCCTAATTTTAGAGAAGGTCCAGTACCTAGTCCGTCATATGATGATAACTCTAATATATTCAGTCAACGAACTGAGTTTACTGATGATGTTTTTATATACGGAAAATTATATGCAGATATAAACGCATCTGATGTATTTGGTGATGAAACGGTAGAAATAAGTGATTTAGTAGTAAAGAAAAATGCTTTTTTTAGTGGGATAGCAACATTTATCAATGTTGTGGATATGGATTATCTCACAGTTTATCAAAGATTAAATGTTGGTGCTGCTGGAACAGTTTTTGTCGCAATCTCATCTACAAGTGAT